TCTTTTAATTCTTCGTAAGTTGCAGACATTGTATGTACTCCATCATATCTGAGCACGATTCTTCGGTAAAATATGCAAAACCTTCTTTATCGCACCATTGCCCTAACGTCATTTTAGAGCCTTTCCTTAGTTTTTTCTTAGGGTCGCTAAACAAAAACACAAGCTCCCAGCCCTCTTCCTTTATAGAATCCCTTATGGAAGTATACTTCTGAGTATCACCTACTCTAAAGAATCCCTTTGCCTCTATCAAGACCTTGGATTCATGGTACACAAAGTCAGGGGTATACTTCCTTTTAACTATGTAAGGAATAGCATAAGGCTCATAAAGATACTTTCTACCTAGAGCCTTAGCTAGTCTTTCCTCAAGACCACTCCTGTATTTTACTTTACTCAAGTTTTATCTCCCTGACTTTCGGCTCATTTGCCACCTCTGTTAAATATCGTGGCCCATAACTGTAGGCAAACGCCCTTAAGTCTGGGTAACAGGACTTTTTGAAGGAGCAGTACGAACATTTCATAGGTAATTTCATATTGCCCGACTTTCCATCTGGTATAGGCTCTTCGCAGATTGCTGGCGGTTTCTGCTGCGCCACTAGCTTTTTTATGTGTTCAATCCGATCTTCAATATCCCAGTTTATATGTTCATATATAGGAGCTTGGGTATCTTCTTCATCATACACTAAACAAGCCAAATGTCCGTTTTGCTTATCCATAGCAAGCCAGCCGTACTTGGTCTCTCCTTCTGCTCTCGCATATCCTTTATTCTGCGCCACGTAACCGAAGGGGTCGTCCATTGCCAAAGTTCCTTCCTTGAACTTTTTGAAGCCGTATGTACTTGTAGACTTTACATCAATGATTGTCCCGTTAATCTTACAGTCCATATGACCTTTGATTCCTTTGACCTCCACTTGTTTTTGTTCGTCAGTTACATTGTGGCCACTTAGGCGTACTAGGAGTAGAAGCATCTCTTCGATTAAATGCCCATACATAAACTTAATGTACGTATGCGGAAGTATTTCTTCTTTGTCTGTTCCTTGGCAATGATGCCATAGGATTCTGTCGTCCCTGCCTATGTTTGACATTCGTAGTTTTCGGTTATCTACATAACCTTTACTGTCGAATTTGTCACGCATTAGCTGTTTACAGGCCTCACCAAACTTCTCTATCTCTTGCTCAACATCAACGGAATCGTCAGGATTAGAAGTCTTCATCAGATTGTAAATGTCAGGTACTAAGTTGTATAAGTTTTTCATGTTAGTGTGTTTCTGCCCATGTGTTACCTATGGCATAATCTCCGTCTAGTGGACACCTAAGTCCTAATTCAATCCCTGCTGCCACGATAGAGGCAACTGCTAACTTACCGAACTGCTCTGCTTGATGTTCCTTAACCTCCGTTTGAAATTCATCATGAATGTTACCTACAAACTTGAAGTCTATACCCCATATTATAGCATACTCTGAGAGAATACACAAGGCTTTTTTCATAACTACTGCGCCAGCTGCTTGCAATAACGTATTTAATGCGCTATGGGGAGACCGAACAAAGAGCTTGCGATTATCAAGGCCAATCAAGAAACCTCTACCAGAAGCAGAAACAACGTCTTCTCGTAGTTTCTTAAGTGCTGGGGTAGCGTCCAAGAACTTATCCTTAAGTCTCTTACCTTCTCTAGCACTGCCATTCACTATCTCACCAATCTTTGCGTCGCCAGCCCCGTACAGGAATCCGTATATGAAAGTCTTGGCTTGTGATCTTTCAGGTAATCCGGCAGCAATCTGGTTAGCTGTGTGAATATCGCCATTTAGAATCTCTTGGGTATACGCCTCGTCATTCATATAATGAGCAAGCATTCTCAATTCCAAACCAGAAGCATCACAACCGACTAACTTGTAACCTTGAGGAACAGTCCAACATTCCCTGCACTCTTTGCCGTATGGGCTATAGGATGCTGGCACATTTGCAACATTAGGGCTACTATGCGTCATACGTCCTGTGACAGCTCCGTTTGAGTTCACAAAGCCATGAACACGTTTGTCAGTGTCTACTTTATCAACCCAGCCCTTAACTTGCGCTAGGCGCTTCTGTAGCAGCAAATAGTCAGCAATTAGCTTTGCCTCAGGGATTCCCTGTACTTCCATCAAAACTTCTTCAGAAACGATAACGTGACCCTTGTCGGTGTACTTCTTCGGTTTCCATCCAAAGTGCTGTAGGTAACGTGCTATCTGTTGCCTTGAGCCTAGATTAAATACAGGCCAATCAACACGGCTGAACTGCCCTGCAACCTCTGTCCAACGATCTCCGAGGAACTTAAGACCGACAACGCTGAACGTGCCGTCTTTCTTACGCTTTGGGGATATTTCCTTAATGAATGTAGGTAGAGGCTTGAACACTTCATGTACTTTTTCCTCCGCTACAAATGAGGCTTCTTTTAGTTCCCCGATTAAGTCGTAACACTTTTCTTCGTTTAACAGCCATCCGTTTTCTATTTGCTTGCATATAATATCCTGTACCTGATGCTCAAGATTAACAGATTCGCTTCCAAAGCCATTAAGGGACTGAATGAGTCGTTTGTAAACTTGTTCAGATAACCTAACGTCCTGCTTGCAATACTCAAGCATTTCCAAGCTATAGCAAGACCAATCCGAGTGATCGCCTTTTTCATTGTTTAACTCCAATCCATAACTATTTAAGTCGTGACCGCCTCGCTGTGGGTCGGCTAGTCGAGACATAACCAAAGTGTCAGTAATCTTGATGCCTGAGAAGTCAGTGCCTAGCAGCTTTTCACACGCTGGTACATCATAGCCAATCAGGTTGTGACCTATTACTTCGTCATATCCTCGTAAAAAACTATTCCAATCGCTAAGATTATTATAATCAAATACGTATAACTCATTATTGTCTACCTCTTTAGCTACTATACACCATACTGTGGTCGGCTTAAGGCCATCCGTCTCTATATCAAATACTAACTTCTTTGTCACTAAAAGTCTCCCCCTGCATAAGCATTATCTTCTTTAGCTTCAGGCTGTTCAACTTCCGTCATACGTCCTGTGTCACTGTCATACCCAAGCCAACAACAAGCTCCTGTTAAGCCAGCAAAGCGATTCTTAAGTACACGTACTGTAGTCGTATTGCGTATAACTGGGTCTTTGTGTTGCTGATTCCTTTCTAGGCCAATAACCATATCAGATAACTGTGCGATAGCTGCTGAACCTCGTAGCTCAGACAACGAGACCTGTGCTCCTTCTTCGTGACCTTTGCTTGGTGGTCGCTTCAAGTGAGACACAAGGAATAGACCTACGCCTGTCTCTTGTACTAACTGTCGCAACTTGGTCATTATAGCATCAATAGCTTTTCGCTCGTCACCTTCCGCTTGGTCAGATACAACAATGGATAAGTGATCTAGTATAATCCACTTACAGTCGAGGCCTTTAGCTAGATAACGTATCTTATTAAGAAGCGTATCTTCACCCATAGAACCCCAATGGTCGAACATATAGAAACGCCCTGTTCCCATTGTCTTGTCCCAGACTTCCCTGCGGTATTCGTCACTAACTGCCGTGGTAGGTAAGTGTAGAGGCTGGTTAGCTTCTATTGACATTACGCCTGTAACAGTTCGCTCTATTGATTCCTCAAGAGCCAAGATTCCTATGTTATCGTCAGTAGCGCCTAACAGATAATGTTCAAGCTCCCTGATTATCTGTGACTTACCCATGCCTGAGCCACTGGTTATGGTCACTAATTCCTTAGGTCTAAACCCGTACGTAACGCTGTTAAGACCAGACCAAGGGTAGGGTGTACTCTTAACGTCTTTAGTGGCGTTTAGTAATTCCCATGTGTCTTGGCCTCCTACAATCCCATCAGGGCGGTAGGTCTTGGCGTTCCACCATTCACTTGTAAACTCACGTATGCGATTAGCTTTGAGCATTTCGCCAGCATCTTTCAAAGGCAACGTGCAATTCTTGGCCTTGTTAGGTGAGAATAACTGTAATACCTTACTTGCTGCCTTCTGGCCTTGTTCGTCATTGTCAAAGCAAATAACTACGTTTTCAAATGTTTCTAGCCATTCTAGAGAGGACTTTATATCCTTAACAGCTGACCCTGCTCCTGACTTGATAGAAACCACAGGCCACTTACCATCAAACATTTCAGATATGGCCAGTGCGTCCGCTTCGCCTTCACATACTGTTACATACTTGCCTCCTTCCTTGAAGGCCTGCTGACCAAATAGGCCAGTATTTTCATAAGTACCTGTAGCGTAAAACTCCTTATTCTCTACCCTACGTACCTTTGTTCCTACAGGTTGTTTAGTGCTAACATCATAGTATGGATAGTGGTGTTTAGTTATGTTACCATCCGTCCCGTACTCTACTGTTACTCCGAACTTTTCACACACTCCTTGTGATATTCTGCGGTCTGCTATTGCGGCAAATACACCCGACATTTCAAACCTCCGTTTAGGGTTTGTTGGCGCTTCGGGAGAGGCCTTGGTAGCCCCTCCGTCTGCGTGTTCATAATAATTACAGTCTACACCAAAACAGGTAGCGTGACCATCTGAGTATCTAGCTAAGTTGTTAGAACTACCACAACTAGGACACGCTTCATGTCTGACAAAACTGCTCATATTAGAAATCCTCGTCAATGCTTCCCTGTGCTTCCGCTAATTCCAACACACGAACCTTTTCTAAGTAAGGCGGTGTGCCGTGTACAGGATGTGGATTTCCTTTCTTCCACTGAATACGTACCTTAGAACCCCGTGTAACCTGACCTATGAATGGTTTACCATCTAAGTCAAACACTGGCACTGTGTACTGTGTCGAAAACTTACGCTGTGGTTTGCCTTCATAGTCTTTTATTTTGACACCTTCAGACTCTAGGTTTGTTGCTGACTTTTCATCTAGTGTTAAAGTTAAGGTAAACTTACCCGTGGATTGACCATTAAAGATATCATGCTCTTTTAGTGATTCAAATGCTACTGTTCCTTCTGCGATCATCTTGGAAATTCTCCTATATGGTTTCCAGTTTAAACTAAGGGTTCTACTACAGAACCCTAGTATTCTTTAGTAATATAACAAAGATAATATATTAATGTTTCTTTGTATACTTAGTATTATACCAGTAGTTTTACCTCCTGTCAAATTTTATTTTAAAATATTATCTACGGATTCTCCGTCTGCTTCTGTTGTTGTACTATAGTTTAACATAGCTTCGTTACTACTTACAAGACAATTACTACATAAATCTAAAAATTCACCTGAATCTTGGTCTTTTCGAGACAATTCATAATCATTCAGTATAACATCACAGGCTTTACAACGCATATCTAGCTCCTTAATTTACCAATGTGGCTTGTGGGTGTTGTTCCCAATCTTCGCCAGTATACATTTTAAATTCGTCTAGTAGCTGGCTGTGTTTTTTTGTCATTAATTCTTCATACAATCCTAGTTTTATATATTCTTCTATCTCATAATACCTAAGATTGTCTCTTTTAATTTCAATTAGCGCCTCCATAAGAGGCCAATCATATTGTATAGCTTTTATTTCCATTTGTCAACCCCTCTGGCTTTAATTTTTTTGGCTTTTCTTTTCGCCTCACGCTTTTTTTCTTCATATTTTATAGGGTCTGTAGCTAAAAACCCTATATAACAAATTACTACGTATATTACTATACAAGTTATTGCTAAAAACCC